CTAAAACGCGGAGACTTCGACTGCGTAGGAGTACGTCATCGGGGTTTCGGTGGCGATCCGGGCGGCGGCGGTCTCACCCAGCTCATCGATGAAGAGTTGCCGCCATGCGGGATATCGGCCGGAGCTGGTTTTCGCGAAAGCGAATTCGGGGGCGCCGCGCTCCGCTTTCCAGTCGCCATTCTCCCAGCGTTTGGCGTAGCGTTTCTGCACTTGCTCCGGGGAGAGCAGCTTCAGTTCGTCTTTCGATTTCACCCCGAGAACTTTTTCGGCGAGCGCCTGGCGGCGGAACTCCAGCTCTTTTTCGGCGAGGGACGCTTTCTTTTTCGCGTCCGCGTACTTGCGCTCCCACTCGGCAAGTTCCGCGAGTTCGTCTTTGGTGACGAGAGCGATTTCGAGTTTAAGGGCGGCGGTGGTCATGTGTAGTGTTAAAGCGACAACCCATTCAGCGCGACGGCCGCGTTCGCGCTCATACGAGCGTCCCGGATTCTCTGGATTGCGACAACTCGATCTGATCCCCGAGGGCAATTCGCCAAGATGACTTCGGCGAAATTCTTGGCGGCCTGGTTGATGGCGGCAAACTTCGGAAGCGTAAAATCGGTCGGTGGCTGATACTTGAAAAATTCGGCGACGATCTGCGCCTCAGTCATCAGTGGACGCGGCTCACATCCGGCCTGCATCACATCGCAGCGAGAATCGCGCTCCTGTTGCATCGCCTGCTTTAATCGGTAATCATCGGGCGGCGCTTGAGTCTTTTCGCAATCAGCGTTTTTGTACATGCCGCCACTCTACCGTTCCACGCCTTTCGTCACCTAGCGATTCCCGCCTTCGCGAGAAACCGAGGTAACCGGAGGCTGCGGCTGTTTACTTCCCTGAGTCCGGCCAGTAGCAGTGTCGAGTACACTGATTCCGCGTGCTAGCACGTGCTAGCACGCGAAAGAGAGGGGTTTCATGCCAAACCGTGACCGTACTATCTGCCGCCGCTGTAAAAGCCAGATCGAAGTCAGCGACAAAGCACTCGCCGTTTTCATGTTCTGCCAAACTGCTGGGATGAAGCCGCGACGAAAAGCCTCAGCGCCGGTGATTTACATCTGCCCCGCGTGCACGATGGTGCTCGCCATCCGCCCCGGCCCACCTGAGTCTGATTTTTTCAATGTCGCCGCTTTCCAGATGATCAGCAAACTGACGGGCTCACAACGCCCCGAGGTGAACGCAGCGTTTCAGGAAATGTTCGAGCTGATCATCGAACGCGAAGGGCGCGTCGGCGATATTGAATTCAATGCCGCGCTTCCCGAGCCCGAGATCCTGCCGCCGCCGCGCCGGCTGAAGGAAGCGAGCTAGATCTTCGCGGCGGCGCCCGCAGCTTTGCTGGCTACTGACGCGACTTCGCTATCCGCCTTTTTCAGCAGGGAAGCGATATCGGTGCGGATCCGTCCCTCGGCCGCGGTGACATGCGATTTAATGGAATCCGCTTCGCTGATCACGTACTTGTGGGTGAGCACTCCCGCGATATAGGCGGCGGGAATGGCGAAGATGAAGGCGAGCAGTACTGGGTCCATGTGTGTTCTCCTCGAAAAAGTTTTAATTTCTGGTTTTATTGCGGTGGAGCGACGATGGGCGTGGGTGTGGGTGTGGGTGTCCCATCTTTCCCTTTCCCGGTGACGGCCGAGACAATGGAACTTAATTTGTTCGTTCCGTACAGGGCTCCGGTGCCGACGGTCATAAAGCCCGTAGCTCCGCCGAGATCGGGAATGGCGTGTGTCTTGCAGACAACGTGCGTGACCCACCCCAGAGTGAACAGAACAATCAACAAAGAACCGCACCGACTCCACGATCCCGTACCGTCGGACTCACTGAGCACGCTGCGAAAAAATTTGAACAGTTCTTTCATAATGCCCCCTTCAGCGCGATATGTAGAATCTCGGTCGCGGCTCCGCCGATCAGCGCCGTCTTCAGCGCTGAACCGACGCGCTTCCAAAACCGCGGTTTCTTTTTCAGCGTCGTAATCTGATCGTCTTTTTGTGCGGTGATCTTGACTTCAGCTTTGTAATCCGCCTGGCAGGCGTTTAAGTTGACCGCGTCCTGCTTGCACTGCGCGAGTTCCTGAAATAGCGGTACGGCATCGACGATCACCGTGGCGCTCGAAGGACCGGCGCGCGCGTTGAGTGCTTCCGCGAGAGCGGGGATCGCGGCGATCGCCTGCTGCGGCGTTTTCGTTTTCGCAGTCAGTACGCGCAAGCTCGTAACCTGCTGCTCGGCCGCGGCGTCATTCACCTGGATCTGTTTCTGCAGGCCTTGCACCTGCTGCTCGCTCTGTTTGATTTGCAGTTCGGCCGATACGCGCGCGTCGTGCTCCTGAAGCCAGGCGCGGCCGCATACGATCGCGATCGCGATTACCACGATGTAGAAGACATGAGTCGAGAGATACTGCTTTAAATAGTCCTTCATAAAGTCTCACCTGGCGCGGGCGGATCGAGATAGACGGCCGTAATTCCGTCGTTTGCTGTTTTCAAAATCGTCATCAACTTCTCAAATGCGAATTTCGAATTCGCGACCCAGTCGGCCGAATGTTTTTCTCCCACGCCAACGCAGCCGAGAACGTCTTCGGGTTTGTTGGCGATGTGCCAGCGGATCGCGGTGCGTCCGGGCACCTCGAGCACTTCCGGGCAGACATAACCGAGATGCGGAGATTTTGTCAGGATGACTTTGAAGGTGCCGGCCGCGATGCAGGGATGGCCCTCATGCACTGGCGTCAGGCGCGAAGGTTCGAGCGTGTAGCACTCAAACTGCGCGCCGTTCTCGGTAACGATCCACATCTCGCCGCAGACGGAGCGCGGCGTCTCCCAGAGTCTTCTGATTTCAACTTTCATGGCTATAGCTTCGAGGTTTGCGATCGCGCGGCCGGCAGCTCCTCGAGGCGTTGCGATCGGAAGCCGAAACGGGCGATGGGCGCGGAGTTTAAGAGAATGCCTTTAAGCTAAGAAATCTAGCGGATCGCGCAGGTGCTATTCGCCTTCACCACAACTCCGTCCGAAGCGTTGATGCTGTAGAAGGCAATATTTAATGCAGACGGAACAGTTGCGCCGAGAGTGATCGATCCATCAATCGTCCAGGGCAATTGTGTCGTGAGCGTGCCCGTCGATCCTGCATAAATCACATTGGCGCTCGTGCCTGAAACCGTCCCACTCGACTGGTAGGCTGACGCTGCTGGTCCGGTGGCTACCGACGCGTGAAGTTCGGTCGCGGCCGCAACCGTGGCCGTCTGGAAGGCGATGCCGATCCCCGCCCCGGCCGTGGCTTGCGTGGTCGTCCCGGAGCAATGAATGTTTAGGGTGACGTTCGGAATGAAATTGCTGAAGGTGAAGACGGTGGTCGAGGTCGCGGGGGTCGTAGCCGTAATGGAAGCTGAGTCTACTGTCAGACTCTTCGTGGCGTTGTAGCTATGGACGATTCCGTTCATCGTCTGCACGCCGGTCGCGAACGTTCCTGATTTGCAGGAATACATCGGGATGCCCGAAGGGTCCCATTGGTAGCTATTCAGCGGCAAATCAAGACAGCTATTCCCGTTGATGTCGTCTTGCACAGTCGCCGTGGCGCCGCTAGCTTGAGTGTCCACTCCCATTACTGCACTGCCTAGAACCAGATTGCCTGCGGCGACGGCGTGAACCAGGTTGACGTTGGCATGACCGCCGCTCGGCCCGCCAAGGAAGCCTAGAATGCTGACTCCCCGGACGCTATAATTTGCGGCTAAACGATAACCATCCGCGCAGGCTTCCGGGTGATTTGCTAGAAACACGGGCGAGAGGTTCGCCGTCGGGCCCTGCCCATCAATGGCAATGCAGGCCAACGGCTGACCATACTGAAACGCAACGGCCGTTTGCGTACCGGGATTCGTCGTAAGGGTGAGAATCGAAGTGGAGTTGACGACACTAATCGTGAACAACGTCCCCGCAATGTTGATTTGAGTGTTCGGCAACATCGTGGCAAAGTTCGTACCGCTGACTTGCTGAGCACAGTTCGTCGTGCATCCCCCGAGAGCCCCAGCCGATGTGGTGAGCGTCCCGACCGGATAGGGCGTGATGACGGAAGAGTTGTAAATACCGCGAATCGCTCCCGCAACGCCGAATCCCACCGTTGACCGGACGGCATTGTTGTTCCCCAGGTTGGTCATCCGCAAGTTATCCCACGGCCCTGAGTCGGTCGACCCGCCATGAAGATCAAGACACATTCCCGCGATGTAATCACACTGAATGTGCGAGGCTCCCGCGTGTTCGCCAGCGTTGCTGTTCTGCATGGCGATGAAACCATAGGGCCACGATTTACCTTGAGGAATTGTGGTGGACCCTCCGTAAATGCCGATGTCTTCGAGACGCTGGGCGAACGACTGCAATCCCGCTCCGCCCTGTTGTGGAATGTAGGCTTGATTAACAATTTGCATTCCCCAAGCGTGCATCGCCGTGCCAAGCCATAACGTGCCGCAGTTCGAGGCGCAGGATGTGGCTCCGGTCGGCACTCCGACAGTGATCGTCGTGCTGGTTGGAACCGTCTTTACGATGTAGTAAGAATTGTTGTTATCGAGCGACGATCCGACGAGGAAGGCATATTCTCCTGTCAGTCCGCCGCCGGTGGGATAGATGTTTTGCTCCGAAGCGTATCCGCCCGCAGAAGAGTAGCCCGAACCAGTGACCGTAGCTTGAAAAGTCGTCGCGCTCAGTCCAGTGGCCGAAACGGTGACCGTCTGCCCATTCAATCCAACGTTGGCTCCGGTGAATCCGAACAGCACAGTCTGAAAACCGGAATAGAAATTATTTGTTCCCGAGTTCGTAAAAGACAGCGTGCCCGAAGTTCCGGTAAAGCTGGTGACGATCGCGCTGGGATTTCCGGTGGCCAGCAATGTCCCGGTGACCGTAATGGTCATTGTGTTTCCGGCTACCGAGGTAGAGGTGATCGGGAAGCTGCGCGAGGGCCAATCGTGCACGCATCCGGTAGTCGTTGTAGAGCAAGGGACAAAAATCGAAGCGTCCTTCGAGACTCCGAAGAATCCAGTGAACTGATTGGCTAAGAGGAAACCAGGCGTGCCCCAGGTAGACGGGCCTGAAAAACTCGGCGTGCCGCTCACCGCGCCATCTGTAAAAAATGGCAGCGTGGTGGGCCCGTCGACGATGTACGTTGCATTCCCCCACAAAACTTTGCCGTTGACTGTCGATCCCGGAGAGTTCGCAGTTCCGCCGTAACTTAACGTGACACCACAGTTGGAATCAATAAATTGCGTTCCGGTGAAGGCTCGCGCGTCGATGTAGCCAACGTTAACTCCTTGTGAGGCGATGGCTGCGATGACGGCTTGGCAGGCTCCGTGACCGATGGAGTGGGTGCCGTCGTAATTCAATACGCAAGCCCCGAGCGTTGAACTAAAGCCACCCGCGCCACAAAAGTCCTCGGCGTGAACGCTGGAGGCGCTGGTGATGATCTGCCCGGTGCTGCTCCCCGAAGCCTCATAGCCTTGGGTTGGCGTTGCGACGAGGCTACCAGCGCCCCCGGGGAAATTCTGCCCTTGCCCCTCTGCGGCCACCGCCGCAAAAAGCAGCAACCCGAAACACGCAACCGCGAAAAAGTTCTTCATTTAATCTGTACTCCTGGCGAAATCTGTACTCCTCCAGAAATTGAGGTGCCGCTGGCGGTCGCAGTCCCGGTTCCCGTGGCCGAAATCGTATCCGGATTCCCAGCGTTATCCGGCACCGTGATGGTTGCGCTCTGCAACCCGAGGCTCAAAGGCTGGAACACTAAATTGAAGGTGCACGTCCCCAACGGGGCGACGTTCTGTCCAGAGCACCCGTCAGAAGTAAAGGTGAATTGCGCATTGTTCGAAGAGAGTGTTCCGACGATGAGTACGCCGCTACCGCTATTGGTGATCGTCACGGTCGTCGGAGAGCTGAAGCCTACCGGGACGTTGCCGATCGCGACTGGATTCGGGGAATAACTGAAAGTAGGCACCCCCGAAGTCAAACTCATCTCGTCGACAAACTCGATGGCAGTTCCGCCCGTGGAGTTCAGATCGATTTGCACCTGAATGCCGACGTTATCTGAGTCGGCGCTGCTGCACGCCGGCTGCGCCGTAAACGGTCCGTTCGGAACGCCATCGATCGTCAGCTTGTCGTAATATTCGCAGGGATGACCGCCGCACGAGGTGCTGGTTAAGGGATCGCGATGCGTATTCCAAACGATGCTGTGCCAGGCATTCGTGGTGAGGCTGCAGGAGACGGACGTGTTGAGCCATGCGCCGCCGCAGGAGTTCCAGATCTGCCACACCCCGCCCGTCAGGCACTGTGAGCCCATCATGAAGCGAGTGCCGGCGTTGAATTGAAACTGGTCGTACTCCGCGGCCGCTATGTTTGAGAACGAGGGAAAGTAAACGTTGTAAGTTCCGGTGAATGTGGAGAGGGAATTGTTCGCTCCCACCTTCTCGTACCAGAGCGCGTTGGTTGTGTGTCCAGGCGAGAGCGAGGGACCGGTAATGCTGACTTCCATCGACTCGCCATCGAGCGAAGGAGTCGGATTATTGATGGTGCGCGGAAAGGCAGTCGCGGTTCCGGTGCCTCCTGCGCAACTGACATTGCAGCTTCCCCATCCCGAATTCGTGTCATCGAGGTTCGGGAAGGTCTGAGCAGCGGCTGCTCCGCTACAGAGCATCGCGAAGATGAGGAGATATTGCACTAGTTCGGATTTCCTACAAACAAACAATCCCAAGTAAGGGAGTTGCTTGCGCCGGCGGTGATCGTGACGGTCGTTCCCGACAAACTGCACTTCGCCGAAATCGCGGTTGCCGGCGGGGCTGAGGCCTGATCAATCGAGGCAAAAGAAACGTAATTTCCGAAGGCCGGGCCGCTTGCCGTATAGGTGCAGGTGGTGGTGGCACCCATTGCACATTTCCCCGCATAAGTATTGGCGGCGGGTTGGTAGAGACCTTTGGAAATCAGCGAGCCGGAGATCGAGCAGTTCCCGAAATTGTCGAGCGGGCAGACGCTTACCGTTCCAGAACTGGTGCTGCTGTAAAAACCGCTGAACGAGGAGTCGAGAAGTAGTCCGAAAGCGTTAAGCTTTGCGCTTCCTGTAGTGTTCACGAAGCTTCCTAACGGGCTCAGCGCGGAGAACGCCGTCCCACCGTAAAAGCTAACCACGCCACTCGACGCGGTTCCGAAGCGATTATTGGCAAAGGCCGAAGCATTGTCCTGATTGAATAGAACTTCGTTGAAGGAGCATTCGAGGCCCGCGCATACGAAGTAGTCGTAACTTGTGGAAGCTGGGTTTTCAAAGTGGCCGCCGAAGATGTGAATGATGGCGTTCGATGATACGGAAAGTTGCACGTTGTCGAAGCTGCACCCGTAGAAGTTCCAATCGGAGCTTCCTGAAATCTGGACGCTGTTGGCAACCGTGCCGTTCGTTCCCGGGGTGTCGATCGAGAACTTCGAGCCGATGAAGCTATTGTTCTCTTGCCCGTAGGTGTCGGAAAAGTTTTGCCCGTTGTCGTTCAACTGCATTTCGTAGCCGACAAATCCCCAGGTATTCGATCCGACAAACTGCATGCCCAATCCGAAGGAGGCAATTAACATGCGGCTGGTGTGCGCGAAATTGGTGCCGCTATCCGTCGCTCCACCGATCACGACTCCGGTAGTGCTTGTCCCAATGCCGGGACCAGTAAGAATAAAATCCTCCAAGCGGTTGATGCGGCCTTGCACGCCGACGTTGACGGTGATGGCCGCTCCGGTGGTTCCTGTATAGGTAAGGCAGGTGCCGTAATTTCCCGCACCCACCAGCGCAACGGGTTTATGAGAAGTTCCGAATACAATTGGCGTGGAGTAAGTGAGGCATGGCCCCGCAAGCATCGAGATAATTCCGCCCGTTGAAGGGAGGGCGGCGTAGGCTGCGTTGATTTGTGCTCCGATGTCACCCGTTCCCCACGTCGAAATACCCGCCCCCACCACAAGAGGAACTTGCGGAAATTCGATGTATTCCGCCCCGGCATCGACAGACACTTTCAATGCGTGATTAATTGCGTCGGCTCGAAAGCAAATCTGACCTGCGGTAGGCGTGCAGGGGGTGGACGCTTCAGCAAGGGCAATGCAGCCCGATATCCCAGTGCACGCAGTCGGCGACGAGGTTCCGATGTTCAACCCGACCGACGCGTTGATCGTCCCGGTACAAGCCAGGGTAGAAGTTCCATTGGTCCAGGTGCAGGGCAGGCCGGCAAAGAAGCCGGCATTGTTGTATTGCAATTGCAGGCTGGAGCCGCCAGGCGATCCTCCGCTGCCGTTGCCGCCTCCGAATGTCTGGTCTGGGACCGAGTAGGTGGGGACGTTGGGACCAAAGTACTGGATGGTGACGGGCAGGGAAGTGAGCTTCGCGTAGAAGTGGAAGTTGCCGAGGCCGTCGGCCTGAACCGGGTTCGTCTGGGTGCAGGCGATGTCACTCAGAGAGGAGCACAGCGGAGCCAGGGGTGAGCAGGGAGCGACAGAAGTATTGGCGGGCTGGGTGCAGACGGCCACAAAGGCTCCCCCGGCGGGCTGGCCGGAGCGGGAACTGACAACCCCGTCCTGGCGTACGTTCTGGGCGTGGGCGAAACAGGCGCAGAAAATCAGCGCGGCGGCAAAGAGAAGGCGTGAGGTTTTATCGCTCATGGGAATGATGGGGCCGAAAGAAGTGATTGCGAAAAGTTCTATCTAGGGCTGGCTACGCGTGCAGTGCGGGCTTTCCGTGCGGCATCCAGTGATTTCTGTAATTGCGGCGTGAGGTCATCGGGCGATGCGGAGCCGAGATCGCGCGGCGGTCTGGCTGCTATTCTCTTGCCGTTTACGATCTTTCCCACGTAGGTGCTGTTATTTTTCAGCTCCGTCCACGCCTTACCTTTAGACGACGCGTTCTCGAAGTCTTTGGCTTGCTCCGGGCTCACGTCGCCGTGAATGTAGGTTCCGCCCGTGGTGCCCGCTTCGAATTCCTTGGTCGCCGGATCGTATTTGTAAGAGCGAATGACGCTCGATCCTTTTACGGGCGTGTGGCCTTCGGGAACATTTCCGCCGAGACCTTCGTTCAACGAGTCGCCGATCTTTCCGGTATCAGGGTTTGGCGCGCCAGGATACTCCGCCTCGGCTTCGGGCTTGCCTCTGCCGGACGCCATCCACGGAATCATCTCGGCAAAGGGAATGTGTTTCAGAATCGGCCCAACTACCGGAAGGTCGCGGGCTTTGCTGATCGCGTAACTTCCCGCCGCGGGCAAGATGAACGGCTTCGCAGCCTTCAAAATGCCCGGTCCGTATATGCCACCAGCCGCCGCTCCAATCCCAAGTTCCGCAGCGTGCGTCATTCCCTCGGTCGCTGGTTGTGGATTCGGGCTGCTGCCGGGAAGTCCAGCGGTCGGTGCGTCGAAATCAGGTTTAACTTTAGAGTTCGCGGCCGGTGCGAGTCCGGCGTTCGGAGAGATTGGTTTCGCAATCGAGGCGTAGGGATCATCCGCATCTGCAATCGGCTTCGCGATCTGCGCGTAGGGATCGTCTTGAGCTGGATCAGCCATTTAGTCCACTACCTTGTGTCCGTGCGCCGCGATGTCTTTGCGGATGTCGGCGTCCGACTTGCCTTTGTTCTGCGGCAGCGTTCGCGCTTCAGTGAGGCTCACAGACTTGCCGCTCTCTCCACCGCCTTTGTTCTTGTCTTCGCTGCCCGCACCTCCGGTGAGTGCATCAATTCTTCGCCGCGTGAATTTCTCGACTACATCCATTGTCTTCAACATCGACGCGCGCTGATCGGCGGTGAGCGTCTCGCCGTTTTCGAGCTTCTTTCCGAGGGCTTCAAGATCACCCAGCGCCGAACGTGTTCCCTTGGCGAGTGAGACTTCGTTCTGATTCAACCGCAGTTTGGCGAGGGATTCCGGCTTGGTCACGCCGATGAAATTCATCAGCAGTCCGTAATCGTTGGTCGCGCTGGGCGAGGCCGCGAATTCTCGCGACTCGGCGATCTCGTCGATCACGCCCTGTAACGGATCGAGCGCTTTCTTGTTGGCGTCGGCGGCTTTGGTTCCGATCCCAACTCCCGGCGCGGTAGTGCCGTGAACATTCGTCGGCGCGGACCGTACCTCGCCGGTCTGCGGATTCCACGCGCCAGTCAGCGCACCTGTTTTCGGATCGTAGGTAGGAGTAAATGTTCCGGGATCGCGCACTGTCTCATTCTTTTTGAATGCACGTTGCGCTTCGGCAACCGTCGCGCCGGGGTGAGCTTTCTGGTATTCATCTACAAACTGCTGCTCCGGTTGATCCGGCTTCTGCACTTTGTTCTCGGTCTTCGCCTGCATTACATCTCGGTAGGCTTCAAAAGCCTGATAGGGCTGGTTGGTCGCGGGATTCACGCGCGGGCCGCCATTGTTGCCAGTCATCAGATCGTGGATCGTGGTCTCTTCCGGAGTGAGTCCTTGCTTCAGCCCTCCGTTTCGTTGCAGCGTGGCAGTCTGTTGACGCTCCAACTCCGATTGCGATTGCGCGTGTTCGGTTTGGGCTTCTTTTTCCTGGTCGGCGATGGGCGCTTCGTATTCGGCGGTGGCATTGCGGTAGGCTAGTTCTCGCTGCCCTAAATCTCTTTGCGGAATGCCGGTAAACATTTCGCCAAGCGTTCTGCCGACCTTTCCCCAGCCATGAACTTCTGGTGGTTTGTAAGCGTCCCACGAAGGGCGCGGAGCGGGCGGAGTTGCATCTGGACCGTGATACGTCGAAGGCTGAGCAGCGCGCCCTTCCAGATCGCCCACGGAGCCCATGGCGGGCATCGGAGCAGAAGATGTAACCGGAGGAGCGGAAGGCGGCGGTCCTGCATCCGATGGCGGAGGCGCAACTGGAGCATAGCCGCCGTTGCGGAGCAGTTCTTCGTCGTCATCGTAAAATCCCACTGGAGCGTAGTCGAGATCAGCCATTACGATTTTCCTTTGAATGCGCTAATCAGACCCGCTGCCGCGTTTCCATAGCCCGCGATCTCCTGTCCTACGCTCGGTCCCGCCGCTCTCGCGTTCAAGGTTGACGGTCCCAGCCCGTACATACTGGTGCTTGCGCCCAGGTTCCCGGCTTCGAGCTGGTCGAGGCCGTACATCCCGGCTTCCTGATTCGTCATTTTCTGAGTTTGCAGAGTCGCCGCCGCATTGCCAGCGGTCTGGCCTTCCTCGAGCGCGAGCTGGTCTTCTTGCGCGGGGAGGTTGGAATCGTTGCGCGTAGCCGCCGCATCGTTTTTCGCCTGGAAGCCTGCACTTGCAAACGGGGCCGTGGCTGCGCCCATTTCAGAGGTTGTGGCCGCCGCTTCTTCTTCCGGGTTCATGTACCCGGTGTCCATCAGAGACGTGTATCCGGGGATGAGTTGATTTTCGAGGGTCTGCGCTTGCTGACCCTGTTTCCCGGCGACGGCGTTAGTGGTTTGTAAATTCGAGTCTGCCGCTTGTGATTGTCCGCGTGCCATTTCAGGCGCTCACTTTCCGGCTATAGCAGGTCCACAACGGATGCACCCAGCCGAGGCGCAACAGCGTAAGGTGCAATTTCTTATCGACAATGTCGGGCGGCAAAAAGGCGTGCACGTCTTCGATCCCGGCGCGCGCCGCCGGCGCATTCAATTCCCGATTGAGTACCAACAGTTTTCCCAGCCGCTCTCGCTTGGTTTCTTCCGGAGAAAAAACCCAGTAGGCTTCCGAGGTCTTGCGCAAGAATGCGGCATGCGTCACGCGCCCTCGCTCCTCGATCACCGCGCGCACCAGCATCGCAGGGGCTTCGAGGTTCGGCAGTTCATAGGCGAGGCCCTGCGCCTGATGCAGTGCTTTGACTTCGGGAAAATCTTCGCGCATGTAAGGACGGACGATCATTGGCGTGGGTGAGTTGTGTTTAAGAAACGCTATCCGCGAATCGACGTGGGATCGATCGGCGGCGGTGGCGTGCGGTTTCCCGGCGCCGGCGTGACGTTCAGGTTCACGTAGTTCTGAATCTTCTTCATCGCTTCCCCCAGCTTGGGGTCGATTTTCTGGATCCGGTCAAGATTGGGGATGGTAACTGCCATTGGGCACGGCTCCTACGAAGTTGAAGCGCAAATCGATTTTCGGTTCGCTCGTCTCCGCCATCTGCTCCATCGACTTCTTATGTTGGCCGCAGAGAATCGCTACAGTCTTCAGGCGGATGATCTTGCCGTCGCCATCTTTTTCCGGGGTGGTCACTTTCCACTGCGCCCAGCGCGGACAGCTTTCGGTGCACGTCATCATTACGAACTCACGCCCCGCACCAGCGCCGAAGAATCTTTCTTGATGCAGGCAATCCATTTTTCCAACTGGAACCAGGAGTTCACTGCGTTGGTCGAAACCGTCAGGAAGAAGCGCTCGCCGTGGATGTTGAGCGGACGCTCGCCGTCGCCGACCGGGTTGGCCGAAAGCGGGTAGCCGCGCAGCAGCGTCGAACGTTGCACCGTGCCCACCGCCAGATTCAGCGTGCCTGAACCGAAGGCGCGGAACTTCAGATAGCCGAAAAGTTTTCGATGGGCGCGGAGTTGGTATTGCTGCTCTTCCATCGACGAGGGCAGAGGGTAGCTCTGGTAAATTCCGTTGACGGCCGCTCCGTGGTCAAAACCTTGAATTGAAATATCCTGCTGCCAGAAAACTGTTCCGTTGCCCACCCCGCCGAAAAAAGGTTGCGCCGTGCCATCGGCGCGCTCGGCAAATGTCATTGAGTTCGCGGCGATGTTCCAGATGGCCCAGCGGCGGCCGCGGCCGTGCGCCAGGATCTTTCCGGTGAATGAGGAATAAGTCACGAGCGGGGAAGCGGCGATGTCTTCCGCGTTGTCGAGCCAGCGGTAATCCATCATGAAGACGACGTTCGGCGTGGTGGCTCCGTTGATGGGCGCGCCGATCAAAATCATTTTGTTCACTTTGTCGATGCGCACCCAAATGGTGGAAGCGAACGCCCAGTTGATCGAAGCCCAGGAAGTGCGGCCGGCGCCGCTCGCGTCCGACTGGATCTCCGGGGTGATCTTGGCCGGGTCCGAGCCCCAGCACAAATAAACTCCGCTGCGTTCGGCAAACACCGCCCACTCTTCGTTCCAATCCACCGCGTTCGGCCCACAGATGCCAACCGTCGCCGAAACTTCAGTGAAGGCCCACAAAGCCGGCTCGTTCACGCCGTCGTCGGTGACGTAGCCGAGGTAGTGATCCTTCGCGAGATAGAGCGAGTTGCGCAAAGGGAATCCGGCGCGCAATTGCTGGCCGTCGCCCGCGCGAATCTGCACTTGCCCGGTGATGGAGTCAAACGATTCCGGATTGAAGGCGCGCGAGATCCGCGCCAGTGAGGAGTTGAAAGGAGTGAGAGTCGGAAAGGGTTCGATCGAATCGACAACCACAAAGGCCCCGTTGTTCGGGGTGCCATCCATATAGACCTGCAACACGAGATCGCTGGGGAGATTCGCAAGCGGTACGTCGGTTAAGGCTGCGATGAATTCCTTGTAGATGCCGACCGGGAGCGAGGCGGCAGGGACGGCAAGCCCAACTGTGGTGAAGGCTCCGGAGACGGACGATAAATTGATATGCAGCGTGCCCTGCGAAAATCCGGCAGAAGCCGCCAGTCGCACTCGCACCGAGTAGGACGTATTCGCCTGAATAATCGCGACTCCAAGCGAATCCTGATAAGCAGGCTGCGTGATCTTGCCGCGGATCGCGGTGGCTCCGTCGCCTTGGATTAAATAGGCATCGCCCCAATCGGTCGGAGCGGGCTGCGCGAGGGCGGAGCCGCCGCCCGCGTTATTGTTGGGGTCAGGCGTCCAGCCATTCGGCAGGGAACCCTGAAAGCCGCCATCAAAGGTGAGGTTATCGAAATTGGAAACCTTGTTGCGCTCTCCCAGCCAGACCGTCCGCGAATTGTAGGGCAGAAAGAATGCCGACTCCCCAAGCTCCAGTTGATTGAAGAGATAATTGGCCGCGAAACTGGCGATCAGGATCGCCTCATTGAAATCCGCTACAAAACCCGTGGTCGTGTTGTCGTTAATAATCATTGCCGGACCGCCGAGCCCGGCACTGGTGATGCTGTAGAACGACCCGGTTGTCGCCGGGGGCGAAATCACTGGAGTAAATAGCAGAAGCCGTCCGACGATGTTCGAGGGGCCGGTCGCAATCTGCGACAACGAGATAAGACCCGCATCGGTCGCGTTGAAGGCGACCGGCGGGGCCGGCTTGGTGATATAGCCTTGCCGGGTGATGAACGCCACCGAGACCTGATGCAGGCCGGACATCACCTGCGGCACAATTGTGGCGGTTCCCGTACTGGTCGTGGTGTCGTTCGCGCCTGTCTGGTTATAAGTGAAGGTCGTTGTCGATGGAACCGAGGCGATGACGGCTAAGGTATCCCAGATATCTTGCACATTGCCTGTGCCCGCGCCAGAGGCGGCAACGGTGCCGCTCTGAAGATAAGTAAATTGCGTTGGGCTGAGAACTGCGGCGACAGGAAAGGTCCCGTTGAAAGTCGCGTCCGGATTGGTGACTCCGTTGATGGCGATTTTAGAATTGACAACCAGGCCATGGGCGGCAGCCGTTGTGACCGTGACCGTGCCGGTGCCGTCGCGCGCGATGGCAGAAATCCCGCCGCCGATGTTTGTGTTAGGAACTCCGGAGATTAGAACCTGCCAACCGGCTTGAAAGCCGTGGGCCGCAGAGGTTGACGCCAATACCACCCCGGCTACGCGCGAAAGACTGGCTGTGCTTGCGGTCACCGTCCCCGCAGCCGTGCCATTGGCGGCAGAGGAAAACAGAACGGTGTCGAGAACGGTAAAGGTAGTGGGAGAGGGAACTGCGTTTACGGTTTGGGTTCCGTTGACCGAGGGGGTAGCGTTCGAGCCGGCAAGTGTCACCCTCTGTCCTGCGACCAGGCCATGGGCGGCAGCCGTGGTGACCGTGAAGTAGGCGTAGTAGGAAGTGATATGAGGTGGCTGCCCGATAAATTGTCCGCCCCAGACCACGGTGGAAATGTTGATGGGCGCGCCTGCAGCGCCTTGTATCGTGGCGGGCGCTGGAGTAAAACTTCCGGCTGTCGGCGCCACACCTGGCCCTACCTGGCTGACTCGGTCCCAGTTGGTGTCATCGAACTGCCGCGGAATATCTGCTCCGCCGAGCGAATTGAAAAACGCCTGGTACTCGCGCCCAAACAGCGTCTGCGATTCACAGAAAAGATTCTGGTAGGGCCGGGAGTTGATCAGACTGAGCGTGCCTTGCGGGTTTTCCTTGAACAGATCTCCGAGCGAATCCCAGATCATCAGACGTTGTCCGCCCGATGGAGTGAGATAAGTTTTCAGCCCGTTGATCGAGGCGCCCGCCGGGATCGCAGCGCCGGCGAAGGCGACGCCATTCCCCAGTCCGCCGCGCGTGCGCACCCCGGCTTGCGGGAATGCGACATCCTGCGCGATGTTGGCGGCGCCCGGCGGCAGATTGGCCGGCACGATGGCCGGACAATAGCCGCCGAACACTTCGACGGGCACGTCGATGAGATCGTCGGAGATCATGAAAAGAAGGAGAGAAAAGCGTGTTAGATGTTCTTGGTGAAGACAGCCATGAAGGCGATGATGTCGCCGGTGTACTGGGCTTCATAGGCTGCGGCGGCATGTTCGGTAGTTGGAGTGGTGCCGAGCGTGCCGACCTTCAGCTTCGCGCCGGTGGCGGGGCTGATGATGGCCGGGTTCCCGGTCTTCACGCAGACCACGTCGTAATCGGTCGAGCTTGCGCCGCCGATCATGCTGCCGCCCATCGACCAGACATCGACGTTGAGCAGGCCAGAGCTTTCGACGCCCGCCAACATGCCGGCGAACGACGGATCCGCAATGGCTGCGGCGAAGTTCAACGGATCGCCGCCCGGGGGATAGTTGCCGGAAAGAACGATGAAGCCGGTCACCGCGATACAGGCTCCGGTAGCATCGACGTTATTGATTTGCACTTGTGCTGGCATGGAAATTCTCCTTGATCGGAAATCGGATCGAAACTCTGAAAGTGAAAACGGGTAAGCGAAAAACGGGAAGCGAAATTCTGGTCAGGAACACCCGCGCCCTCGTGACGAATACGGACGTCGCCGCACTTGCTTGCGTTGCCGGCGTCGCGCGGAAATCTGAATGCGCAAGAAAATCTCTTCGTCGGCATGCGCCTTGAACTGCGGGGAGATGAGGCCGCCGCGCGATTCGGCGAAAATCATGGCTGCGAAATACGCCGCCGCGTTGAGTACACCGCGAATCGGCACGGGATCGGTGGGGCTGATCAGTTTCGGCAGGTTGGCTTCGCCGACAATTTTTACGTCCTGCGATTGCAGCGCGCCGCGCGTGCGGATGCCGTCCGCTTTCCACTCCCAGTCCTGCAGGAGACTTTGCTGGCTGACGGAGGGAAGGCCGGCATTCGGCTGCTCCATTTTGGCGGCTTCGTTGGTCGAGCCCGTCTGGCGCTCGTAGAGATCGAGCGGCAACAAAAGATTGACGGGGAGCTGCGGCGCGGACGCGAACACATCGCCCGTTCCGTTTGGATAAATAATGTTGCAGCCGGAGTCGTCGATCACCATGCGGGCTTCGGGATCCACCGTGGACATGATGGGCAGCCCGATCAGCCACCAGTCCTGGATAAAAGTTTCGATGCCCACTTTCGCCAGTTCCAGTTGCACGCGCTCGTAGCCGCCGTTGAGCAGAATGAAGGTGAAGGGCGCGGAGTCGGTGAGGATATCCCCGCCCGCGACTTCCGAGTCGTTCACGATCGCACGAAGACGGTTTAAAACGTCTTCGGCGGTGTTATAAGCTGAGGATCCGAGGACTGGCATGGGATGTGAAAATTTACGGCTGGAACGTATAGCGACACGTTATCGCTGCGGGCATATCTTCGGGGATTGCGATATTGTGCGGCTAGTTGATTGTGATTGCTACAACTGCGATCCGGACGAGTTCCACCTGCGGATAATTGCAGACCTGGCGATCATGGGCATGGAAATGACGCCAGATCTGGATTCAAAGCTCCAAGAATTACAGTTTAGGAAGTTTCACGTAGGCTAGGCCTTCCGCGCTGCCACCGGCTCCCCGTATCGTTCGGGATACATCTTCACCGCCCGGTCCTTCGGCTTCATCGCGCGCAGTTCGTCGATGCCTTCATCGAGCCAGCCGGTGCATTGCGGGCAGGTCAAAATGTCTTCGCGGATTTTCGCGCCGCAGCCGGGGCAATCGACCAACTGCTCCGCGATGTAGCACCAGGGCCGTTGTTGGCCCATGCGCGTGCAAGCTTTTTTGTGCAGTTCGGAAATGTTGCGCTTCGAAGCTTCGTTGCCAGCCCACATGGTGTCGCCTTCGGAGACCAGGCGCTGATCTTCTTTTTGTAAATTCTGTTTTGCCTTGAGGACTTCCGCCTTAGTCACCAGTTTGCGGCAGTCTTCGGTGAACTTCGCCCGCAGCCGGGTCACGCGCTCGGCCAGTTTTTCTTTCTGGTTGGCGATCTCCGGCGGATCCACCGTGGTCGCAAGCATCATCTTGGTTTTGCGATCGCGCTTCTGTTTGATCTCCGGAGGGTTGTCGTTCAGAAAGGCACGCTCCTCGTCGATCGCGGCCAGTAACTCTTTCGGGATGTCCGGCGAGGCTTCGCACAAATACAGTCCCCACTTCTCGGCTCCCGCAGGTTGCCCCGCAGTGTGCGCGGCGGCGTCGGAGTTTTTTCCGATGATGTCGAGCGCCACGGAAAGCGACGCGGGCCAGTGTTCGGTCTTCGCCTGGTTGCCCACATCCTGAATTTCGTGCGCGTTGTAGATCGCGAGAATCCCGAATTCTTCGGACGGCTTTTTCGCGGGGACGATATACGTCCCGGCCAGGCCGTTCATGTGAAGGTGCTCGGTATCGCTTACGTTGATGATGATGCGTGCGTCTAACATGGTTCCTCCTCGATCGCGAGGGAAGGTGTGATCTTCAACCCGCGTAGAAAATCTTCGTCAGTAACTGCGGCGGCGCGGCGTTCGATATCGTTCCAGCCAGGCGCTTGGGAAGTTGTGTAGCCGGTCGCGTAGCGCGCCGAATCACTGGCATGGTCGTGCGCGTTGTCGTGATCGGCAAACGCCCTGCCGTTCATAGCTTCGAGGTCGATGGCAAGTCCATTGACCAGCAGTTCAACCTCGCATCCGCAGGGGCAGCGCCACAATCCGTTCAGGATGCCGTAGCTGGCGCGAATAAGAGCACCCTCGCAACAGGCGCAACGCCACAGCGCGCCATCCGGTTCCGCGTAAGCCCGGCACGGAACGAGAATGCCGGCACGCTTCACGAATACGGCGACACAGTCCATTTATTTTGATTCTCCCGGCACGGTGACAAACGCCTCTCCCGCGTAGGGCCGCATTCCATCTTTCATGATGTCGATGGCGCGGCGGGTGAAGCCCTGTTCTTCTCTTTGCAGCCGCTGCTCGATTGCCGCCTTACGCTGCACCATCGAGAAGCGCTCCGTCCCGGCTTTCACCAGCGCGGCGAGATGAGAAACGACGGCCGCCGAAAGAGGCAGCGGTTTGCCATCGCTTGAAAAATCGTGAGTCAAGGGAAACACCAGCTCGTACTCTCCCCGCGAAGGGAATTCTCCGGCAGTATCGACGGTGAGTCCGGCAATCAGTTCCTCGCCCTGCTTGCGCCACATCTCCGGCGATCCGTAGTCTTCGGGCGGACACCATTTTTCCAGGTGCCAGCAGTTTGCGGGAAGATATTTCGGAACCTGACGCGTTTCGATCTTCGATTCCTTGAGCCGGATGAATTCGCGCTTCTCCGCGTGTCCGGTCAACTTGTCGGTGAGTCGAGCCTCGACGTGTTCCCACTCCTGCCACTCTCCGCTCATCAACACGATGCGGTTGTAGCCCCAGATGGCGCGGAACATGGCTTCCCCGTAGCGGTTGACGCCTCCGGCGATTCTCAGCTCGCGAGCGACGTTCGCAGGGCAATCGTGGAGTTCGACGGCTTCTTGGGAGTTGTGTTTCATGATCGATCAAGGTTGCGCCAATTCATATCTTCAGGACGGACTTGATGGCAATAAAGAATATTCCTGGGCATGCGAAGATCCTGCCTCGCCTGGGCTAGCAATCCCTTTCCGCCTCCGCGCGCGCCGCCGTACAAATGGTAATAAAGAATATTCCTGGGCATGCGAAGATCCTGCCTCGCCTGGGCTAGCAATCCCTTTCCGCCTCCGCGCGCGCCGCCGTACAAAACATAGTCACGACCGATTCCGCTTCTCACTCCGTTCGCGTTGAGGTACGGCGTATACAAGTTCCATCCCGCACGCGGCGCGAAGAAGTAGGTCCGCATCTTTTCGAGCAGACCTACTCTTTCGGCAACGATGGCAGCAGGCGCACCAACAGCGAGCAAGGATAAGAATCTACGGCGATCCATGCCGGAAATTCTACGCCTTCGGTTCTTCCGGCTTCGGTGACGCTAGTAACGCTTTCAGTTCCGCGTCGCGCTCTGCATTCTTGCCCTGCAGAATCTTCGCGGCTCCAAAGCGTTCGATGGCGGCTGTGGCCTCGCCTGTGCTCATGCCCTTTTCCTTTAGATACTCGGCGGCGAGTTCTTCGGGCGTGGGGGCTTTCTCCGGAACTTCCGGAGCAGGCGCGGCTTCTGGCGTGGGTTCGCTGATGGTGAGCGCCGTCTGCAAGAAGATTCCACCGTTATCAGTGCGCCGCAGGGCGATGACTTCGGCGGAGAGCTTGGCCTTCGGCGAACACATTTCAAACGGGCCATCGGCATCGATGGCGCTGGTCAGGATATGAACGCCCTTGTCGACGTCCAGCTCACTGGCCCGCTTCTCGTCGGTCACGACTTCTTTTGTGGTTACGTGCATCTGAATTCTCCTCTTGTGTGAGTGACGCCATGCCGAGCCCTCTGGCGCGTCCAGCGAGGCCCGGCATCGCATCGTTTTCATAAACCTCGAAATCAACTCAAACCAATCCGCGACTTAGTAGCCGCCGACCGGCAACGCCAATCCATCCCAGAACACGCCGTAGCGCGGCTGGTCCATGAAGACGTTGAAGACGGTGTCGAAGTACTGCAGATAGCCAGCCTCGAGTCCGCCGGACGCTCCATACACCTGATAGGTGGTCTGGCCGCCGAGTTCGAACATGTCGATCTCTTTGGTGATGCCGCGTCCCCAGTGCTTCAACAGGATGATGTCGATGCGCTGGATGGTGGCGTGGATCGAAGTCTTGATCGGGATCCCGCCGAAGGTCTTCGGTGTGTTCCGTTTCAAGGCATCTTCCGAGTTCGAACCGGTCACCTGGTTCAGGATGATCGAGCTGATGGTCAGCCCGGCGTTCTCCCAAGCCGCTTCCTGGTCTACGTTCATGTAGGCCAGCATCGGCTCTTCGAAGTTCACGCCCAGCACGCGCCGGAGCTTGTTTTCTCCGAGCCTGCGCAAAGCCGGTGTGATGGTCGCTCCGCCGGCCGCGACGTGCGGCGTCTTGAGCGCTTCCGGATAGGTCGAGCGCGACATGTTGTTCCAGGTGCCCGACTGGGAATCGACGTGGTTATAGAGCAGCCCTTCGAGCGAAACGGGATTGGCTCCGCCCGCTCCCTGGCTGATGTTGATCACCAGCGCATCGGTCACCGAAGTTCCCGGTGGCAGCGCGTTGAAGGTGACGGTCTTGAGCAGCGGATCGACGGCGATGACCGTCGCCAGTCCGCGCGAGGCCGAAGCGAGGCCGGAGGGATAGAACTGGATGTCCTGGTTGAAGTAGAAGAGGTTGGGGTTGGTGACGCTGACAACGTTGCCGGCGATGGCCGAGATGGTGTCGAGCTGACCGGTGCCGTTGGTGTTGTAAACGCAGTCCAGAGCGCGCTTGAACATCTTGAGCGCTTCTTCGACTTCGCGGACCGCCACATCTTCGACCGACTTGTCGTTGCCCTTGCTCGCGTATTCGGCGAGTTTCGAGATTTCGAAGGCGAAGCGGAAATGCAGGGTCGAGAGCGTCCCTACATCCCAGGTGGAACCGGAGCCGCGTCCCATGTCGTCGAAATCGGCGGAACCTTGAGAAAATTTCCCGCCGGGACGGATGAGTTGCGGGAGGCGAATGTTACGGGTGGACGCATCGACGGAATCGCCGCGCTTGTCGATCAGATCGAGCAGGATGACTTCCTGCTCATACGCGGTCGGAACCGTCTTGCGCACTTTTTCCAGTTGCAGTGCAACGGAATTTAAATTTTGTGCGGGCATGGCATGTCTCCAGAAAGGAAATGTCGAGCGCTTACTGGCCGAGACATGCGGGACGGCGGAAAACCCGTTTCTGGCAGAGGATGCCAGGCGCCGTTTTGGTCTGCGGGAAAAACTAGGAAACAAAAACTACAAAAGCAAAAACTTCAGGACTTCAAATGCAGTCCGCGTAGCAGCTCCGAGATGGTGAATCGCGAGCCGTCTTTCTTCTTCCACACGTTTCCCTCTTGATAGGGTCCGGTGCGTTCCTGTGTTCGTTTCTCTTGCTGCTGTCCGCGATTGGCGGGTTGTCTTTGAGACTGCGACGCGGAGCCGCGCGTTCTCTCCCGGTTTTGTCGCACGAGGTTCGGCGTCTCTTCCGCCAGGACCGCGCGCACGAACTTGTTGAGCACCCAGGGATAGCTCCACTGGGCTTTCTGTAAATTCAAGCACTCCTGTAAATTCGCCGACTTGTAAGCCGGGGTCAGCTTCGACATGAAGGCGCGCGAACTTTTCAGATGGCCTTCGATCGCCTTGCGGACCTTCTCAACGATCTCCGCCTTCTTCGCCTCCGGTAAGGCTTTGGTGGCAAGGGTAGAGGCGATGGCCGGGTGTTTGCGGATGATGGATTCCTGCAGCCGGCGCGAGTCGGTAGAGAACGTCGTGCGGAAGCGGGTGAAATCCTGCTGCTGCCGTTCGCTGGTTTCGCGCTGGAATTGTTGCCGCTGGCCTTCGAGCCTGCGCTCGTCTTCCGAAGGTTCGGCTTTGCGTTTTTGGAACCCCTGCGCCCAGCGAATCATTTTGTCGAGCGAGGCGGCGATGCCATCCTGTTTCGCGGACTTAGCGGAGTCGCGCAGCTCAGTGAGCCACTCGGGGATCTCGGAACGTTGCAGGGTTGCGCCCACGATCGAGCCCATGACTTCGTTGTAGCTGTCGGGATCGAGTCGCGCCCATTCTTTCGGCAGGGTTTTGAACAAAGACACGGCGGCCGCGCGATCGCGCTGGAAGAAGTTCTGCACCAGCCTGCCGTGCCCGGTGTAATTGCCCTGGGCGTCGCGGCCTTCGAAATCGCGATCGACTTCTTCGATCTCTTTGATTTCTCCGTAGAGCTGCTCTACGTCGGCGATGCCATTGGGGAACTGCTCGCGCATCTGCCGTGCTTCAGCGAGCGTGGGATAAAGTTCACGGTAGGCCATGTCGCGGCGGAAGGCCGCTTCGACCTGCTCCTGCACTTTGGGATATTTCTGGAAGACCGCGGTTAGTTCCGGGGCTTCTTTCTTGAGCGCGAGGAGGCGCTTCGAGACGAGGCCCTTGAAGTCGGCGGATTCTTTGTCGGCGTCGGTGGCTTGATGATGCTGCTGCTGGTCGGGGTCGTCAACGTGCCCTTCCAGTAATTCATCGCCTTCACCTTCGCCGCCTGATGCGTCCTCAAAATCTTCCGATCCTCCACCGCCAGAACCTTCACCAGCTCCAGCAGCTTCGCCACCGTCTCCGGCTCCAGTGCCAGCTCCGCCATCGCCTGCTCCTCCTCCACCCGCCAGATCCACTCCGGCGGCGGCTGCGAACATGGTCGATCCAAACAGCATCCAGTGCAAGAAATATTTAAGCATTGAGTTGTGTCCTTTCACCTGCGCCCGTTGCTGAAGGCGTGGCGGATGTTACGGGTACGTGCTTCGGTGTTTTGCTCGCTTTGTCGAGCATGAGTTTGTGAAGGAAATCCTGCGGGGTGACGTTGATCCCGAGTTTCGCGAGCACCTGCGCCTGGGCTTCGGGAGGCATATCCTTGAAGGCGATGTTCAGCGCTTCAGTGAGCGGCTTTTCCTGCGGCTGCGGCGGCGGGATCATCCTGTCGTGCTGCGCCAGGTGCTGCACCACGGCGTCGAAGCCCAGCGGGTTCTCCCGTTTAGTCTTTTGCCCGCGCGGGGAATTCAGCCACCATTTACAGCAGGCGGAATGCACGCCGTGATTCTGATAGTTCTCTACTTCGACTTGCGGGGCGATGCCAGTCAGTAACTCTTCGCCTTCCGGGATGCGGATCAGATCGGCGATTTCTTTTAACTGGAATTGCCAGTCGTCGAGGCCGGGGATTTTTAAATCCGGGATGCCGGTCATCTTGGCGAACAGTTGCGCGTTGCCCATGTCCTGCTTTAATTCCTGGCCATACGGCGTATCTGCGATCTGCATCACGATCGCGCGCTGTTGATTCCACAGTTCGGGGAAGTTCTCGTCGCCTTCGGGATAGGCCCCGGCATCGCCTTCGAGCGCGTCGACGTCCACTGATTCGTTTTCGAAGTCGCCGGAGTCGCCGAGCACCGGGATGTTCACTTTGCCGCTGCAATGTTTTTCGTAATCGCGGCAGGCGAGTGTGGTGATGTCGGCGTGCAGTTGCTTCAGCGGCACGTAGAAGACGCCCATGCGCCCCATCGCCTGATCGTGCTGCATAGATTGCTGGCCGAGCGTATTCGGCTGATCTTCTCCAGCTCCCGAGAGTGCGGGATAGGTTCCGGTGACCTGGTCGGAGATCGGCCCCATCAGGTCCATCATGTGTTTCTGCATGTCCGGGGAAACCGAGTCGGCTCGGGTCTGCATCACGCGGGAACGAATGTCTGCTCCCGGTTGCAGCGCGACTTCGACTTCGAGTCCGGGCGCGGCCCGCTGATCTTCGTTGGCTTCGGGCGAGAATGTATCGGAAGCCCGGTAGGTGATGGGAATGCCGTACTCGTACGTTTCCGCCGAGATATTTGAGAAGGTGTTGAAGCGGTCCTGGACGGAGATCTCCGCCGTTCCCACGGCCGGTCGATGCTGCCCTCGTCCCGGCATGGCGTGGCAGGTGGCGAGGCAGTCGTCCATCGACTGCGCTTCGGATTTAAAGAACGTGTTGCCGGCAAACTGAATATGCACGCCGCGCGGGAAAATATCTTTAGCGCGTTGCCGCATCTCTTTGTCTTTCAGCATCCAGTAGGCGGAAGGCCGGAACCAAACGTCAACGTGGGTCACGAGCGTCGATTGCTTGGCTCCGGTTTGAGTGGGCAGTTTGGAGTTCTCGGCGACAGCCAGGCGGGCGTTGCGTTCAAAGGCGTCATCGGGACCGAAGTTCATTCCCGGCCGGATCTTGTCGGCAATGTCTTCGGTGGCGGCCGAGGCCCGCAAGAGCGAGTAGTGGATCTCGCGTTCGATGGCGAAGTAGTGCCACTCGCTTTGATTCTTGGTATGCTGCGGCCGCTTGCAGTTCAGTGCGCCGAAGGCTTCAATCACCTGGCGGCCGCGCGGGACTTCGGAATCCTGCGCGTCGATCGGAACCGGGATCGATTCTTCTTCGCTGATATTTTCATCGCTGAGCTGAGTGCCGCAGGTAGGGCAGGGAACCGGAGGCACGGCTTCCGCCGCCGGCGCGGACCAGCCGCACTTCGGGCAGATGATGGTTGAGTCCACATCAGAATCTTTCGTGCCGAGTCCAGGGATAGTGTCAAACCCATGCTTCTCGCCGTCGGCGACGTAGCGTGTCCACAGGCAGATGAAGCCGCCGCACCAGGCTTGATAACACTCGTCCTGCAAGAGCAGTTGCGCCGGGTTCCAGCGCCAGATGAGGCGGGAGAGCTTAGTGCGTCCATCCGCGGCGTCGGTGTCGGCGGGGTTGTCGGAGTCGGTAGGGAAAAAGCGGTAGCGCGGCGGGGCGCCGGCGACGGCGCCGATGAACATCAATCCGCGCGACTGATAAATGTTAGTGACAAACTCAAAGCGCGGCATCTCGTCGAGATCGAGATCCCCACTTGGTGAAACTCCAACACCTGGCGCCGGCTTCCAGGTTTCATCCTTGTCGGACCAGTACCAGTATTGCCGTCCCGCCCAGTAGTTCTCCGCCTGCTTCACGTCTTTGACTTCAAGCAGGCGCGGGTAGCGGTCCTCGGCGGAGCACTCGAGGTAGAGCGAGAGAAAGGCTTTCTGCAACTCTTCGTCGTCGGCAAGGGGATCGTCCCACTCTTCCTCTTCCTCTTCGCGGTCATTGTCCTGCGATTCGGAATCGGACGTAGTGGCAGACTCCGCGCCTTCTTCAGCGGCGGTGCCCGATGCTTTGTAGAGTTCGTCAGCCATTGACTTCAACAGGAACTGTTACTTCTGCGATCGGCTTCACTTGCGTGGGTGCGTGATCGACCGCGTGCATGTAGCGGTCCGTGAGAGTGCGCGCCGCTTCGTGGAGTTGTGCCGGCCGCGCAAACATGCCGATGCGCCGAGCCGCGACCTTCCACATGCGTTTCGAGATCTCGTGACGGAATTTCCTCCGGCCTTTTTTCTCCGCGCGTTTCGTCTCGCGCGCGGAAAGCGCCGGTGGCTCTTCGTCTTCGTCGTCAGGCTTTTTGCGAATGTCTTCGGCGAGGGATGACATGTTTCTTCTTTTCAGGCAGTGAGTGTTTGGGAGTTGCGGCATCCCACTCCTGGACGGCTGTTTTTCCGCCCAGAGCGTGGATGCCGCGAGGCGAATGGCCCCAACCGGCTTGCGCCTTCGACTTCCAGGGCGTTAGTTATTCGCTTGAACGGCGCTCCATCCCCACAGCCGGGCTTTAATGGCGCCGGCGCCAGGGTTTGAAGTACCCATCGTGAAGAGCACCGCCGTTAAGCCTTGCGAAGTACCGACTGTTGCGGGTGAGTTCATGTTGGCAATACAAGTCGTGCCGGCAGTGAGCGTGGCGTTCGCCGTACAGAACGCTGCCGTGGTCCCAGAGATTCCGACCGCCCAACTCGCCGACGTGGTGATCGTGGTTTTGACGATCGCCGATGCTCCCGCCGAAAGAAAGTTCGTCGGAACCTTCGTCAACGTTGTCGTTGTCAGGGCGCCGGTTCCGAGCGTGACCGTACCGGTGTCAGTCGCCCAGTACACCAACCCTCCGCCTTGGTTGGCGGCGTCGGTGAAGGCTTCCTCAATGCCGGCATCGCCTGAGACGACCGGTGCGCTGGCTCCGTGGGTATTCGCGAAAGTGGCAGTGACGGTGACGCACTGGGTCGCCGATCCCACGCCGAGATAACCAGCGGGGCAACCGAATGGGCCGGTGACTGAAGTCGGAGTCACCGTCTCCGCGTTCGCGTCCATGATGTAGAGCGGCGTCGAGGTGTTGAAGACCACCGCCAACGGAATCGACGTGCCATCGGAAAGGGAAGCCACGCCTGAGACGCCGCCGGAGTTCGCGGTCACGGTGATCGACTGCGAACCGGTGGCGGAGTTGCCGACCAGGACGGTGCCTTGCCAGGTGGCGTAGCCAGGCGCGTAGAAGATCGCTCCCAGACGATGCTGGTAGCCGAAGGCCTGGCCGAAGGGAACGATGCCAGGGGCGGATTGGGCGAACGCGGCCGCCGTCAAGATGAGGAACGCCGCGAGACTGCGAATTGCTGTTTTCATGATTGGATTCTCCTGAGTCAGTTCGCGGGTTGTGCCGCGTAAAAAGGTGCCGCGTGGGAAAGTGTTTCGAAACTAAACGGCTTGGCCGCTATCCTCCGCGCCCATGCTGTCGTTCTCCGGGCGCTGTTCGCCGCCGAGCGATTCGTGCACGCGATCGGCGACCGCCGCAGCATCGTGACCGTGCTCATGCTCTTCGTGGCGGCCGTCGCTATGGAAGAGGTGAACGGTATGACCGTTGGTGTGGGAGTGAACAAAGATGTGCGGCTTGGTTTCTCCGCCGTGCTCTCCGCTATTGCGCGCGTCGCCACTCATGTGACGGCCGCGTTGTGGATTCATGTGCATGATTACTGTCCTCCTTCGCCTGCTCCGGGTATTGCGCCGGTCTCGCCTTCGTCGTCTGCGCCGGATCCGTCTTCATCGCCCTCGTGTTGTGCCGGCGAAAACAAATTGCAACAGCCTTCCGCTTCGACTTGCCCGTTCACTTCCGGATCGGAGATGACTTGAGGGTTGTCGCATTTACTCTGGCCGTCGAAGTGAACGCAGTTGCCGCATTCAAACGGTCCGTCCTCGGATCCGGCGTAACCGGCAAGCGCCGAACCGATGCCGGCATTCGGATCGGAATGAGGATCGGCACCTGGTCCCGGTCCACCCGCATCCGGGTTGTAGTTGGCTGCAGGGCCTGGTGTGGGTGCCATGTGTGCGGCGCGTTGCGGATTCATCATGTGCATAAGAGTTAGCTCGTACTCGCGAATCGTTCGCCCACCGGGGCTCTGCGTTCTCCGTCGGTCGCTTCGAGATAAGCTTTGCGCTGCGCCCAGCTCATCCCAGCCATGCGCGGCTTCATCTCTTTCTCTTTGCGCTTTTCGAGCGGAACGTCGGCGAGAGTTTCGACCGGCAGGCCTTCGCGATCGCGTTTGGTTACGAAGTGGCGCTCTACGTCTTTCAAACGTCCTTCGTGATCGGCGAGGCCCAGCCAGCGAAGAATTAAATTGCGCAGCCAGTTCATTTTGTTTAAGCGAGCCTGGTGATCTTCACTGTGCCACCCACGGCGTTTGCGCCCTTGGTGCGCAGCACGCGCATAAATTTCCCGCCGGTCGGCGAGAGATCGACGCGCGCGACGTTGTTCGCGTTGAAGGCGTTGATCGTGTAATTCGCATTCGAGGGAGTGATGAAGAAAGCGTCGGCGTGGGTGTCGGCTTCCTGAATCTGAATCGATTCGCCTGCTCCGGGTACGCCGCTGTAGAGCACCTCGATAGAAACCATCGGCGGGCCGGCGTTATCCGCGCCGGGAAGTTCGACCGCAATTGAGGCTTCGGTCGCGCCGGCGGGGGCGGCTTCAAAGGCAACGTTGTTATCGGCGAGAGGAAGCTGAGTCGCCGAGGCCGCGAGCTGGCCGAGAACATAACAGTAATCGCCGGGCTTCGAGAGTGCGATCGGCGAAGCGTTTGACTGCACGAAGCTGGTGCCGTTGGCAGGTCCAGGAAAACTAGGCATGTGTGGCCTCGCATCGATAAGTTTTCGGCGGACACGAAAGCTGCAGCTTGCGCAGTCGCTCGCCTTTCAGTACTGGAGGGCTAAAGAGTTTACTAGTAGCCATCGCGATGACGAGCGAACGCCGCCGCGCCAGAGGCAGTTTCTTCGTTGTTAGCTTCTCGGTCTCCATATCCTTCCCAATCCTCCGCGGCGCTTTCTTCGCGCCTGCTGTTCGCGCACCATCGCTTGACGATGCAGCATGTGAACTGCGTTCGGGTCGAGGTCTTCGACTTCCTGTCCGCGCGCTTCGGCGTACGCTGCCACGCGGCGATCGGCCATCACGTTCACTGGAACCACGCTCGATCCAAACTCGTGCTGCAATCCCATGCGCACTGAGTCCGCAGGGTCGTCGCCGATGGTGTCGCCTTCCGCGTAATCCACTTTAAGCAGCGTCTCGGTGTCGTCTTCATCGCGGATCAACGTCGGCAAGCACTCGATCAGTTTCGGGCATGCGTCGGAGATCCCCCACAAGTCCGCATCGAGGAGCTGCGACATCAGGCGAAAGCCCGACATGCGCGAACCAGGCGAGGAATCCGCAGGATGAGGCTTCGGCACATTCACACCCAAGTGATCGGAAAGCAGTTGCACGATCGACTTGGGGTACTTCGGCTGCGAGCGCGGACTCTGCCGGCCGGCGTCCCAGGAAAATGGGAATGAGGTCAGCGGACGGTAGGAAGATCCGAATCTTTCTTTCCACTGCTGCTCCCGTGCTGTGATTCTCTGCGCCCATTCCGATTCGCCTACGCGGCGATCCCACATCTCGTCATAGGTGACGATGCGATTGTTTTCGTTCTTGGCGTGCCAGTGAAAGCAGGCGGGATGCTCGTAACCCCAGTCGCCGGAGATCCAGCGCGTGTGCCAGGGCTTGACCTGGCGAACCGCTTCGCCGTCTTTGAGAACGTGGCGCCCGGGTACGGATTCGAACTGGGGAAAGTATTGCCCGGTGTAAACGTTCCAGTCGCCGCGGCCGACCATGCGCGCCATGTCGGGCGGCAGGGTGAGAAGGCGATCGTGGTAACCGGCTGGGACGTGGGGATTATCAGCAGACTTCGCCCGCACCAGGACAAACTGATCGGTGATGTCGACGGGCTTATGAAACTCGTCCGGAAATTTCCGGTCGTGCCAGTAGCGCTTAACCCAATCGTGGCCAGGACCGCCGGGATTTGTAGCTGCAGCAAACTTTGGGCGCTCAACGCCCGGCCAGCGCAAACGGAATCGCAGCCAGTTGAAAACGTGGAGACGATTGAGGGTGAGTTCATCGACCGCGATCGCGGCGAATTCTGCGGACTTATATTTTTCGAGCTTGTCGAGGTTGCGAAGCGCGATGACCCCGCCGCCATACTCCGCGCGGAGTTCGAGGTTGCAAGTCTTGCGGTAGGTGACGCGGCCAAGCCAGGCAGGAACTTCTTTTTCGAGTTTGGAAATCTGCCGATCGTAGAGGTTGGGATAGTCTTCGCAAAACAAACCAACGACAACGCCGCGCAGATGCAGAACTTTCCAGCACCAGACCAGATAGAGAATGAGCCACCAGCGCAGGATGTAGCTTTTCCCGCCGCCGGCTTCTCCGCCGTAGAGAACGAAATCTTTTTCCGCAATGGACTTGAGAAATTCACGCTGTTTGTCAGTTGGGTTTACCAGCCGTTCCAGGCTGATCCGGGGAAGCTGGCATGAGGAGGTTGCCAAAATCTAGATCCATTGCCGCTTCGCGGGTGTCGCCGATGAATACGCCTTGCGCTGGTTTGCCATCGCGCCGGTCGGTCAGATAGCGGCGCGTGTCGAGGCGAAGCCGCCGATCAGTTGCGGTGAGCCCTTCCCACCAGCCGCAGACTTCACAGTGGCAGATGATGTGCTCTGATCGAGTACGGCAGTACTGGCATTCAGTCTTCGGTTCACCGACGCGGATGATGCACTCACACAGCCGGACCTTCTTTGCCACCGCGCAAATAGCGCAGCCGCATTTCCGGTAGTGCTCCGGCGCTCCATCCATCGACAGAACTTCGCTCGCGATGCCCTTGTTGGCGCGCTGCTCGATCTGCGGTTTCGGCTTACGTCCGGCGTTCTCTCGCGCCCCGCCATGGACCGTTTTACGCACACCGAACCACCTCTTGAAAAGCTCCGCAGAAATTCAAGTTTTTCAACCAAAAAGAGCCCCTAATCAAGATCGCGAGTGGGGCGCAGATGACGCGCTTTAATCTTTCCAACGACTTACGATTCCGTCGTGTGCACACTGTCGCAGTCGCAAGGCTTTTGCCTGCAACGAGATAGTTGAATTCACTTGATTGTTTTTGATTGTTCACGGCTGCTCGGAGGGGTTTTCGGTGTAAAAACGCTCGTAAGTTGTTGATAGTGCAAATCGACCCATTTGCACCATTGCTATTTAGGCTGCCTGTCCCGCTTTGCGTCGCCGTCGGATCGTCCAACGACTTGGACCCTTCCGCGGGTCAATCTTGGGGCCGGGGATATGTCCCTCGGCTTTCGCGAGCTTCATGCCTGCGATCGTGTTCTCGCTGATCACCTCGCGCTCCATCTCGACGGCGGCACACATGATGCGAAAGGCAAAACGTCCCATTGTGGTATCGAGCTGGAAGCCTTCCTGTTTGCTTAGGAAGTTGATCTTCGCCTCACTCAACTTTTGCACGTTGGCGATCAGATCGGGGAAGGACCGGCCAAACCGGCTCAGTCGCCACACCAGCACACCTTCAAAATCGCGACGCCCTTTCTCCGCATCGACCATGAGTCGATTCAGTTCCGGGCGCACTACACCTTTTTTCCCTGAAAGCCCGCGATCGACGTAGTCGCACACAATCTCGTGCTTATTGGTTGCGCACCATTCCCGCAGCTCTCGAAGTTGTACTTCGGGGTCCTGCCCACGAAACTCGTGTCCAGCTTTCGGATGCAGCGCCGGCTTTTTCCCGCAGATCTCGCACTTGTCAGTCGAGACGCGGGCGTAGAGAGCGATTTTCATGCAGCCTTGGGGATCTCGCGGTCCGAGCGCCGGCGCCGGGCAGGGAACTTCAGCGGCTTCGATACCAGCTCCCACACCGCCTGAATGTGATGCCGCTCAACCATGATCCGCTCGGGTAGAGTGAGAGCCAATTCGAATCGGTCCCAGTCAATCCGCATTTTCAAATGAGGCTTCATGCTACCAGCCCCACCAGAGTTTTCAGCCGCTCCTGCTCGACCGTCCGCAGAGAGTTGCGCTTCGCGACTTTCCGCTCGAGCAGATTGCGCCAGAGGAAAGCCACCACGTTTTTCACGTAGCGGGGATCCGCGTCGCGGCGGGCTTCAGCCAGGAGACGGAGTTCGCGATCGCGGGCGCCTTCGACATCGGCTTTCATCCGTAGAATCTTTTCGCGTTCGTATTGCTGGCGGGTCATGTCAGGAAACTCGATCGAAATCATCGGAAAAGTTGTATCGCGATCGGAGTCAGCGCCTTCAGCCCTTCCCAGGCGAGCCCGGTAATGATCGAGACGAGGATGGTGTAGGCGACGCGGTAGTGCTTCAGTCGCTTGCGGAGATCGGCGATCTCCAAATCTTTTTTGTTGAGGAACTTCTCGCAGTTCCGGATTTTGTTCCAGGCTTCGTTCACTGCGCGCAGCAGTTCGGCATTGTCGGCGCGGGTGTATTGCTTCGATCGGTCCTCCGCCTGGTAGGTGCCCAGAACTTTGGAGTGTTCGACGGCCGTCACGCGGCGCTCCAGTTGGGCCATGATCTGTTTGATCCAGTGCACATTTAGAAGACTAGGTGATAATGCCGCGACGAAGGGCTTGCGCTACCATGTGCGCGGCTCCGTCTGCTCCGAGTTTCAGCATCGCGCTGTGCCGGGTGTGTTTCACGGTTCCCACGCATATTCCGAGTCGCATTGCGCTGCTGTTGCAGTCTTCTCCGTCCGCAGCCAGTTGTATGACTTCGATTTCGCGGGGAGTTAATGCTGGATTGCGGGCGGCATTGTATTCGGTGTGCGACCGCTCACGAATTGCAGTTGCGCCCATAAAGATTTAGGCGGAGATCGGTTCCTGCGACCAGTCCCAGCTCGGGGCGGCGTCGCGCACGCTTTGGGTGAGTAGGCGCGTAATCAGCGGGTTGCGCTCGCGCACTGGCGGAACCCAGCGAAGGCCGGGGATCTCGGCTCCGATGTAGGTCGTGCCGTCCGGATCCATACCCTCCGGTTCAGATTGAAAGCGGCGCTCGCTGCGGATCATTTCCCGGCAGAGGATTCCCCTCGAAGGATCGAGCGGGTTCACCCAGTCGGCGCGCAAGGCTGCGACTTCCTCTTTCGCGTAGTTCAGATTTTTTCGCACGATCGGAGGATCGATCGACGGATTGGTCCGTCTGGCAAACACAGGGATTCTCATGGGGAGTAGCAGTCGGCGCTTCTTTGGCGCGAGCGCGAGCGGTAGCGATACGCGGGCGGCGGAAGGTAGCGAGGTAGTCGTTGGGCGTCAGAGACGCGGCGCTTAGGCTCACTGGTCCGCCACCCATGTCAGGCTAAAGAGTGGGGGCAGAGAGGGAAGGGAAGCAAGTTACCGAGGTGCTGGACCGGAGGAGTGGGTTGAGGAAAAGTGGAAGGATGTGTGGAAAGGATGAGTACGCTGGCGCACCGCAAGTGAGGCGGAAAAAGTCACCGGGCGCGATTTCAATATTTCCCAGCCTGCAATTTTCCGTCATGGAGGCACACGACATATTCCTCCGTGCCGATGATCAGCGGCCAACATTCAGTACGCTGCGGGCGCAGCACTTCCTTCCTCGTAAACGCGAACGCCAGAACCGCCCCAAGCAGAGCCCCCACGATTAAATTTCTCACGCCTTCTCCTTCTTTCACCTTGGACCAGCGGGCTTTCATTTAGTAATCCCTAGTCCGACAGCAACTATGTATCCGATCACTAGGATTATGGGGCTCAACCACAACCAGTCTCGTAAGGTCAGCGGCGCTCTCACTCGCTTTTCTCTACGAAACCAGCGATAGCAGCACCATGACACAAACAGGAAAACTGCTATGCCGCACATGAACTCGAATCCGAAGATGATGCCACTCACATCGATTCCTTCGTTTTGTTCTTGCCCCGGCGGGCCTCCAGCCAGTAGTCGATCCGCCCCGCAAAGAAGGACCCGAAAAGCAGGACATAACCAGCTCGTCGGGGAACGCGAAAGTATTCGCAAATCGCCCAAAAATACGACAGCCAAACAACCCAGACCAGACAGCGCCAAGGCCAAGTCGTACCTTTCACGGCTTTCCCTGTTTCACTTTCTTCCAGCGAGCGTTGGCCGCCTTCCGAGCCGACTCTTTTCGTTGCTTCGGAGTCAGTTTGCTGTTCGTCGCGGCGGCTCCGCGCCTTCCGAGCTTTGACAGATACTCACTGATGGCTTGGTCTGTCATACGCGCACATTAACACATGCGCGGCGGGCGTGCAAGGAATTCCTGTAAAAAGGGCTTGACATGCGCGGCGGATGCGTATATAAATAATCTCGTAGACGGGCTGAGAAAGTGCGATCAACACATTCCCAGCCCTAGCCTAAACAAACCTTTACTGGAGGTTCATCGTGGCTCACGCAACTCTACCATCTCTCCCCGCCCATTCTTTTCCACAAGTGCTCAGCTCCTCCCTCGACCAAATGGTTGAGCGGATGCTGGCCCGTCCCCAGCTCGGCTCCTGCGACTACTCCGACGACTTCGAAGATTGCTTCGCCGACGCCACCGTGCACGTTCTCGGAACCGACCATGAATATTGTGCGCGGCATTTTCGGGCGGTGAGCCGTGGGTAAAACTCCTCGCCTCGCCTCTCTGATCGCGCGCGCCATCGTCCACCTCAACTTCAACGAACCGGAAGAGGCCACGAAAGTTTTATTCGACGCGCTCACCGATTTCAACTTCGCCGATTGTGAAAAGGAGAACTCGAATGGCAACGCTACAGCAGCCGCTTAGTCCCGAGATTCAAGTGCAAGACGTTCATCACCTCGCCTTGCGAATGCCAGAGTCCGCCCAGCTCGCCATGCCGCGGGCGCCGGAGATCGTTCTGCAGGAAGCCGCGAAGGCCGCGCAGGCTCTCCGCGAAGTGATCGAGCGCAAACCGAACAAGTGCATCATCAACGGTAAAACCTTTCTTCAATTCGAGGACTGGCAAACCCTCGGCCGCTTTTACGGAATCACCGTGGCGGCGCGCACTACCAATTACATCGAGCAGGGCCGGGCGCGCGGCTACGAATGCCACGCCGAAGCGTTGCGCGCCGACGGTCAAGTCATCTCCTCCGCGCAAGCCATGTGCCTCGACGACGAACAGATGTGGCGCGACAAACCACTCGCCCAGATACGCTCCATGGCTCAGACTCGCGCCCAGGCAAAAGCGTATCGCAACGTTCTCGCGTGGGTTGTCGTCATGGCCGGATACGCGCCCACGCCCGCCGAAGAGATGGACAGCCGCAACTCCGGCGCCATTGCGTCCCGCGTCGCATACACTCCGATGCACCTGGAGCGCGTGCGCAAGCTGTGCTTCGAGATCGCCAACGCCCCGAACATCAACGCACTTCGCACCCGCTACATTTTCGCTGGCAACGAAGCCAAGAAAAATAACGATCGTGCCGCGCTCGAAGGTTTCATTCAGGCGAAGGACGCGAGAAAGCGGGAACTCCAATGACGGCACTCGAACTAGCCAATCTCGAACAGGGAAGCGAACTCTGGCGGCAAGCGCGATGCGGAATCCCCACGGCCTCTCGCTGTGGCGACCTGATCGCCACCGCCAAGAAAAGCGAAGCGGCCGCGCGCCGCAACTACCGCGAGGAATTGATTGTCGAGATCCTCACCGGCGAACCCTACCCGCAATCTGCCGCCTTTGCGCGCCAGGTTCAGTGGGGTAAAGAGCAGGAGCCCTTCGCCCGCACCGCTTACGAGCTGCAGCGCGACGTCCTGCTCGATATGTGCGGCTTCGTCCTGCATCCCGGCATCGCCCGCTTCGGCGCCTCCCCCGATGGCTTGGTCGGCGACGACGGCATGATCCAGATCAAATGCCCAAACACGTCCACGCACTTAGGCTACTGGCTGTCCGGGTCGGTTCCGGTCGAGCACTGCCCGCAAATGCTCGCGGAGATGGCGTGCACCGGCCGCGCCTGGTGCGACTTCGTATCGTTTGATCCGCGGCTTCCCGCGCACCTGCAATTATTTGTCCGGAGATTCGAGCGCAACGAATCGCTGATCGCGCAACTCGAAACCGAAGTCGTACACTTCAACGCGGAGATTGAAGGAGTGCTGGCCGCGCTCCCGCAACAGCCGCAGGGAATCGTGCTCGCGATGGACCACTGCGATCCGGAGGAGCTGCAATTCTAGTTCCGAAAAACACTTACCATTTTCCCCTCGAAAATGAGGGCGCGCACAGAGGAGCCCCACGATGTCACTAGGAATAGGACCACATGACGAAGGCTGCAAGTGTGACCGATGCGAAAGCCGCCGCGCCGCCAATGCCCAAGGCTTTTTGCAGGACGTTGCGCTCGCGCTGGATTTGGCGAATATGGAACTTCAAACAATAGATGAAGTTCTCGCTCGCCGTCCCGCACTCTCCGGGCTAAAACATCGCACCGAAAAGATCGAGCGAGCTTGCCAGGTTAACGGCGAACTGCTGCGAGCGCTTCAAGATTTGCTGTTCGTCGTCGAGGTTCCGTCGCATTGGGGAGCCCTTCAAAAAGAGGCATTTCAGCTCGCCGCGAAAAAAGCCGAAGCCGCCATCCGTAACGCCAACGGTCAATGATCCGCCGCCGCCCCATCCCCCGCTCCGCCTACCACTGGCAACCGCGTCCGAAAAAGGAGAACGTCATCTACTTTGACTTGATCCTCGACGGCGCGGTTCGCCGTTATCACGACGGAAGAGAGGTTTGCCAGGACTCCCCGGCAGGATGGCGCGAATACAAACGGCGTATAGAGGCCATGCTATTGCGTCAGGGAGGCCGCTGCTGCCTCTGTGGACGGCGCTTATCGCTGGGAAACGCCACTTTCGAGCATCAAAGGCGGCGAGGGATGGGCGCGGCCTGGCGCGACGACCGGATCACGAAGGACGGGAAGAATTGGAATGGGGCGGCGTGCTGGGTGTGCAACGGAGAGAAAGGCTAAGGGCGTTTGCGTAAAAATCGTGCCAGTGGCGATCTGTCGCCTGAATCCATTTGCGCTTTGGCGTGCGGACTCATCTCGTAGCTCCCAATCTGCGACTCGGCCATGTGCACATACAGCAAGCCGCAATCATTGCAGAGAAGGGTGGCATCGGGATTCTCGCGAAATCGTTCTAGTCCGCCGTCCTTCGTCATTTGCAGCGGTTCAAGACAGATCGAACAAGAAAACCCAATTGCGGCACCAGGAACGATCCCATATTTACACGCGCGGCAGATGATCACAATTTCTTCGCTCACTTCTTTTCGGCCTCCACCTGGTACGGCGTGTAGTGCGGGTTCCCGGAGTTCAGACGGTTCAGCAGTTCCAAACATTTTCGCCTCGGCAAGATGCGCCCGGTGCCGGTAGCCACACCGAGCATTATCAACACCAGGTCGTAATCTTCCCGGTCCATTCTCCGCTCCTTCCTTGCAGCGCGGGTTATCGTTGCAGTACTTCACGTTGCGGATCACCACGCCAGGTTTATCCGGTCGCAGATCGACTTTGTGGACGCTGATCTTCGCATCGGGCCGCTCTTGCCGGCAGATGTCGCACTTCCAGGTGAGAGTTGCGAAAAAGTCGCTCACGATTCCTCCCGCCAAATCTTTTCCCGCTCGATGCCGACTTGCTGCTCGATCTCCACCCAGTACCGATGCGCGTCCTTCTTGCCGTCCTCGCGGCCTTTCGCGTAGCCGCGTTGGTAGAGTTCGAGATGACTCCACACCGTGAAGCATAGGAGTCCGACGAAGAGAGATCCGTATCCGAGCGCCGTCATTGCTTTGATCCTTCGGTCGGTTTGCCGAGCACGGTGGGACCGAAGTCGTGATCGCCTTTGTCGGGCTGAAATTTAAAGCCACGAGTTAAAAGCGTATAGGCTTTTTCTTTCCAGTCCGGATCGGTCGCCGACATGCGCTCGATCTCTTCCTGCTCGCCGGCGCTGCAAAAAGTAACGCCGATGGTTGCGGGGCGCCGCGTCGAATATTGGTAGCCAAGTTGATCCCAGAGTACTTCCGCTGGATCGTAGGTTCGGATGCGCGAGAACGATTCTTCGTCGAGCACAATCAGCAAATCCACGCGGCCATTGCGACGAATTCTCGGCAGTAAGATCATGCAGTCACCTTCGACGGGCAGTGACAGAAATTCCCCTCGCCCAAATAGTACGCACACTCTTCGCGGCCTTCGTGTTCATGGTCGCAGTCCGGGCAGGTGTGATTGTTTTTCCAGCGGGGTTGCGGCATCGGGGCGACTTTCGGTCCGGCGCGCAGTTCATGCGTTGGAGCGGCACTCCTGCCTTCCGACAATCGGCAAATCTGGTGGGCTTCCTCGATCACTTCCCGGCAGAATTTCGCGAAGTCGGTAGCGTCGTGCACTTCGCAGCCGTTCCCGAGTTCCGCAACGTAGATGTGATCGGCCAAGTAGGAGAAGAGCAATCGGGCGTAGAGCAGGTTGGCGCGGGCGTCGCCGGGACCGAGCGGCATGCCGGAAACAAATTCTTTGGCTGTCATCATTCACCCCACCTTTCTTCCACTGGCATCGAACAGCAAAACTCTTCCGCGCTTTTCTTCGAGCAGCTTTTCAATGCACACCGGGGAGTTGCAGACGCCGTGGATGTACCAGGCGCAGAAGATCACGTCGTTCGACTCGGCTTCGTTGCGCGCCAGGCGTGTGACGCCGGCGTCATCCCACGTAATCAGAATGGGGCAGGGCGCGTCTTCGGTGCAGCCACAGAAGCGGCAGACTGGCATGTCTTCTTGAAGGATGAAGTTTTCGACAGAGAGGGATGGGGCGGCGCTCATGATGCAGTCTCCTGAAACAAAGTTTGTTGCTTCGGGGGATGTTTCGCTTTTCCAGTCTTCCCACTGCCGCTCATGTTCCGGGCAGAGATGCTTTTCGGGAGCAACCTGCTTCGCGTGATGCGCGCAGATCGGCTTGTCGCACGTCCCGCTTTTCTTCGCCGAAACTTTCCAGTCGCAGAGGAATTCACACTCGCGTCCGCACGCGCAGTATTGCCGCTTTCTTCGCGCGCCGCAGATGATAGCGAAGCCGCCGCCGGGAAGTTCGAGATGCTCACACATGAAACAAACTCCCTTGCTCGAAAACGTTTTCCTTCGCTTCCACTTTCGGGGCGGCGTCGTATCTCGCCATGCAATCGAGGCACGGCCCTTTCCGCCCTTTGTCGATACGGTGCTGGGTGCGCTTCTGACATTTTCCGCACCAGAAGGCGGAGGAGACGGTTGCGCGAGTGAAGTGCTCGGTCATGCGAGTGGCTCACTTCCCGGCGGAGTCATTTTCGTCGCGTCCAACACAGTTCGCTTTCCGCCATTGCGCTGCGTAACCACGTAG